GTTCACGTAGTACAGCAGTATTTTTTCTTTCCCGTGAACGTGGACAAAGTGCGCATCCGAGGCGGACGTTAAATTAAGTATTGCCTTCGAAAACTTGTAACCATCAAGCTCTTTCGCTGCTTCAGACGCGCCAATAAAATGCAGTATCCCTAAACGCTCTACGTCGTCTGCTGAAAACGCGGAGTGTAAATACTTGTGTTTTAGTTGTGCATCCGATAGCCCATCATTCCAGCCAATCGTAAAGTTAGATGCCAGCGCAAACTCGTAGGCTATGGACCTAAAGCCAAGCGGGAACAAGCCGTCATACACACGGATTGTCTCTCCACCACCTAGCGCGACTTCTTTCACTTTACCTCCATAAGCACCGTTCGATTTTTGCCGTACGAATACTTGTCACGGATTGTGCTGTCACCCACCTCAGAAGCAAACGGCCCATTCTTACGCACAAAATGCAAAAACACTTGCCCGGAATAATACCCTTCTGGGCCATCACATTTATCACGCCAATGTTCTATATCGCGGCCCGGATAAAGTACGCCGTCACCCTCAGCCAAATCAAACCGCTGCCCACCCATATAGATAGGCCATGCGTAATGGTGCGAACGTCCTAGCTGAATCGTAACGCTTACTTCACACGCGGGGCGGTCTGTATGTTTCTCGAGCACATCGCCATTGCTGTATAGCCGGGCGTAAGCATATGTCGGGATTAATTCCTCTTTCATTACCTGCTCAACCACCGGCCATAGACGCTCATGCAGTGTTTCAAACATAACCTCATGACCCATCGTCGCCTTTGCTGTTGGCACCTGTGCGTCACTTTGCGGTACTAAATCACCATGCCGCATAAGAACATGGGTAAAAAAATGGCAAAATTCTAGCGGAACTAATTTCCCTAAATGTGCTAACGGTTGCATAGCAAGTCTACGGCCTCGTGGAAAGGGGTGGATAGATACACTTGTAGCGCCCACCTGTCTTCAAAATTTTCTTTTGCTATAACGCTGTGTGGCTGCGTACTATCTAAAATCCATACATCCCCTGAAGCAGCTTCAAAACTTTCAATCTCTGTTAGCAAAGAAATATCAGGAGTAAAGTAACCACCAGAATAGTTTATTGCAGGAGAAATATCGCCCTCATAAAAAACAGTTTTGGCACCGGATGCTTGCAGATACAAATTGACTACACACTTTTCGCGTGTATGTGCGTGTACATCAACAGGCCCGATGTTTGATATAGTTACGCCAATTACCGACGCCGCTATTTTTTCTGGGAATAAATTTAATATGAGCTTCGTGTCACTGCGCGTTACGTAGTGTCTAAATATTTCCCCCGCTTCTTTTGTCCCATCTTTCGCAACAACACGAGTATCCCGGCGTAGTTTATATAGCGCCTCTGGTATCTCTAACTGTAGCTTTTGAACGTACTTCATTTGACAATAAAGCCGTATACGTCCGTAATCGCCCTCACAACGACATCACCTGTTTTTACGCGAACCTGTTGTGGGCCACTAATTACTTTGTCGTTAATTTGTATGTCGCCAGCCGCAAGAAAAAATTGCGTCAAATTCGGCATGGTTTTGCTGTACCCGGAAAGTAAAACAACAGGCTCAAGGCGTGTGTTAAGTGGAACTTTATCTGCGTTATTAAACGGGCTGTAGCAAACAACATTAATATCTTCCGGGGAAGTTGACCTCCATTCCCCAACAGGCATAGGATTTGTAATTGAATTATCGCCCGGACGGCGCACAATTTCTTCGCCGGTTACCGTGTTAATCAGTACATCCGTACCTTTCAAGTGCATGAAAATGTAGCCAAAATTGGGGCCGACGGAATATATGTTGTCCACAAGTGGGTCAACGGTAACAACCCCGCCTTTATCAAACTCCGTTATGACTGCTGTTAATCCAAAAGACCGATGTACTGAGCCTCGCATATCAAACCTCTTCTACGGAATTGACATCAGGTTGGTCAGGATTGGCTATCAGTTCGGCAGTAGTATAAGAACTTAGCTGCCCGACAAGACTTTGTATTTGTGAAACGCGGGCCGTGTCAACTTTAAACGCTTCTTCTCGCGCTTGCTGTTCGGCATGGTACATACCCGCCACTGCTATACGTTTTTTAATTTCTTCAACGTCGGTGACATCCGGCCACATGTTTAAAGGCTGAAAAGCGTATGAAGTGTAATCATCTGGATTTTGCGATGCTGTTTTATCGGACGCAAAAGATACAATCAAAGACCCCGATGTTTCTTCGTACGAATGAATTTTCATGTATAGCGCATTCATAACAATTTCCTCTAAGCTACGTTACCTTGTCTTGTGCCGGTTGCCGTCCATGTAACAAAAGGATTTCCAACAACATAATTACCGGTTGAACCGCCACTACCGCCGGGGCTAGGGTTTTTATCATTTATGGTGCCAGCAGTACCATTAGACCCGCCAGCACCTCGACCACCCCCTGTACCACCAACTCCTGAATATCCGGGACCGCTACCGCCAGTACCACCAGCACTTGTAGTCCCTGCATTACCCGGACCGCCGGGGGACGGAACACCGCCACCACCACCGCCACCACTACCACCATCATATCCTGCACCGCCACCACCGCCGCCACCGCCGCTTCTGTCAAGCGCAGTCGGTCCTACAGGGCCTAGTGGGTAATAAAAAAATGCTCCACCACCCCCGCCACCACCGCCACCACCAGCGGCAATAACATTATTGTTGGCTACTGTAGTCGGTCTATTTACATACAATGCGGAACCGCCAGTGCCGCCCGGATTACCACCACCAGCGCCCTCACCCGGAGACCCTCTAGGAGTACCGCCAGAGCCACCATTACCGCCTCTGCCCTGAATGATGCCGTTATTTATGATTGTTACATTATCTCCAGCGGCAAAAGCCGATGGTACACTAAGAGCATAAGTCGTAGGCGATGTGCTGCCTACCGTAACGCCAGAGTCGATTGTTACAATAACATTAGAAAGCCCCGCCCTGTATGAGGGGCCGACATTTGCGTACACATCGTAGTTGTACGTATTCGAGCTAATAGTTACTGGAACCGTATATCTAGGTTCTATACCACCCAGCATAAACTGGAAAATACCTGACATATTCTTCCCTTACTTAAGCTACGTTACCTTGACGAGTGCCTGTAACAGGCCATGTCACAAACGGATTCCCGACAATGTAATTTCCTGTTGCGCCGCCGCCACCACCTGCCCAAGTTTGCGGGTTTCCAGCAGCGCCACCAGCGCCTCGTCCACCGCCTGTTCCGCCCGTTCCTGCGCCATTAGATCCTGCACCACCAGCGCCGCCCGCAGGAGAAGTGCCCACAGACCCCGGAGTACCGTTACCGCTACCAGCAGTACCACCAGCGCCAGCCGCTCCTCCGTTAAATCCTGCGCCGCCGCCACCACCGCCACCGCCATAGTTGTTGATAGCCGGAGGGGTTTTAGGGCCAGTCGGCGTATTTGTTTGACGGCCACCACCACCGCCTCCGCCGCCCCCACCAGAAGCTACAGTGCCGTTGTTTGTTATTACCGTTGGACGGTTTACATAGATTGCACTTCCGCCGGTACCACCTGCTACACCGGGTGGTCCTGCACCGCCACCCGCGCCGCCCGCGCCACCCATTGCTTGGATAAGACCGTTATTTACAATAGTTATCGTGTCTGCGGGGTTAAACGCCGATGGTACTAGCATGGCATAGGTGGGTGTAGCCGTACTGCCAACGGTTATGCCGGGGTTTACTGTTACCGTGATATCAGAAATTCCAGCTACGTAAGTTGGACCACGATTGGTATAAACGTCGTAGTTGTAGCTGTTTGTAGATATAGTAAGCGGCACCGAAATACGGTTGGTTGCGCCGTAAAAATTTCCTATAGCAATTTGACCGGAGGTTGGAATTGCTGAATTTGCTGGCGCATTAGGAACAAGCCCACCACCACGATAGTATTCGTTTAGGGAGTGAGGCACCGTGCCACCAAACTCGGTGGCAATTGTGGTCATTGATATGGCTGTGCCGGGTCCGGGAATCGCCATCTTTAGTTCCCTTTCTTCAGCGCCTCAACTTCGGCGCGGAGTTCTGCAATTGCGGCAAACGCTAACGCGCACATTTTTTCGTAGTCAACCGCTAAAGTACCGTCTTCCCGTGTCTT